TGGAGCACAAGTTCGCCCGGTTCGGCGAGGCGCTGGAGGTGCAGGACGGCTGCGTGATCAGCGGCTATGCGAGCCTTTTCGGGGCGGTGGATCAAGGCAACGACGTGGTCGAGCCCGGGGCCTACAAGGCGTCGCTGGCGGCGCTGAGCGCCAAAGGCACGAAGGTGAAGATGCTCTGGCAGCATGATCCAACGCAGCCCATCGGGATCTGGGACGAGGTGCGCGAGGATGCGCAGGGGCTTTGGGTCAAAGGTCGATTGCTGGAGAGCGTGGCCAAGGGACGCGAGGCGGCAGCGCTGATCGAGGCGGGTGCCATCGACGGGCTGTCGATCGGCTACCGCACCAAGAAAGCCACCAAGAATTCCAAGGGCCAGAGGCTCTTGAGTGAACTGGAGCTCTGGGAGGTGTCGCTTGTCACTTTCCCGATGCTTCCGAGCGCGCGGGTCGCGGCCAAATCGGATGACACCGACGTTGAGCGATCCCTGCGTGACATGGCCGCCGCCTTTGCGGGTGCGCGCGCTGATCTGGCGCGCCGCTAACGCGCACCTGTCGTTGGGGCCGGGCGTCCGTCCGGTGCCGAGCAACCAAATCGAGGAATTTGCCATGAGCAAGACCGAAGCACAGGCGGCGGGCGGGATGGGTTTGTCCCCCGCTGAGGAAGTCAAGCAGGCTGTCACCGGCTTTGTAAGCGACTTCAGACACTTCCGAACCGAAATTGATACAAAACTTCAACAAACAGAAGAGCGACTCAACATGCTGGACCGTAAAACTCATATCTCCCACCGTACGCCTCTGGCAGGTGCCGTCGACGCCGGCGCGCCGCATCAGAAAGCGTTCAACGCCTATCTGCGCTCCGGCGATGACGACGGTCTGCGCGGCCTTGAAATGGACGTGAAATCCCTGTCCACCGCGGTGAATTCGGATGGCGGCTACCTGGCCGATCCGCAGACGTCTGCGGCGATCAAATCCGTTCTGAATTCCACGGCATCGATCCGTTCGATCGCCTCTGTGGTGAATGTGGAAGCGACCTCCTACGATGTTCTGGTTGACCACACGGACGTGGGAGCTGGCTGGGCCACCGAAACAGCTTCAACGTCGGAAACCGGCACACCGCACCTCGACCGCATCACGATTCCGCTGCACGAATTGAGCGCGCTGCCCAAAGCGTCGCAGCGTTTGCTGGATGACAGTGCATTCGACATCGAAGGCTGGCTTGCAGGCCGCATCGCCGACAAGTTCGCCCGTGCCGAAGCTGCGGCTTTTGTGTCCGGAGACGGGATCGACAAGCCCAAGGGTTTCCTGACCCATTCGAGCGTTGACAATGACGTCTGGGCCTGGGGCAATCTGGGCTATGTCCCCACGGGGATTGATGGCGATGTGACCGCCGAATCCATCATCGACGTCGTTTATGCGCTGGGTGCGCAATACCGTGCAAATGCGTCCTTCGTGATGAATTCGAAGACCGCAGGATTGATCCGCAAGCTGAAGGATAACGACGGCCGTTTCTTGTGGTCCGATGGCCTGGCGGCGGCGGAACCTGCGCGTCTGATGGGCTATGCTGTGCTGATCGCGGAAGACATGCCCGACGCGGCGTCCGGTGCCAATGCCATCGCCTTTGGCGATTTCGCTGCCGGCTACACCGTGGCCGAGCGTCCCGATCTGCGGGTATTGCGCGATCCCTTCAGCGCCAAGCCGCATGTTTTGTTCTACGCGACCAAGCGCGTCGGCGGTGATGTGAGCGATTTTGCCGCCATCAAGCTCCTGAAATTCGCCACTTCCTAAACGGGAGGTGACGAACTGGTGCCGGGGGCTTTCGAGCGCCTGGCGCCGGGCCGGGTGTGCGCCGCATTCATGTGTGTTGTCTAGCTGCTCCCCTCCGACCGAGCAATGCAGATGGGCGTGCACCCGGTTCCTGCCAGGCGGGGAATGTTAATTTGGAGACTTTCCATGATGTTGATCGAAGAGACGACGGTGCCGGGTTCGGCGCTCCCGGTCGAAGACTTCAAAGCGCATCTGCGACTGGGCACAGGCTTCGGTCAGGAGACCGCGCAGGATGAAGTGATTTCGGGTTTTCTGCGGGCGGCGATTGCAGCCATCGAGGCGCGCACCGGGAAAATCCTGTTCCTGCGCAGTTTCAGCTGGTCGCTGACCCAGTGGCGCGACAGCTCGGCCCAGACCTTGCCTTTGGCACCGGTCGCTGCCGTCACACGGCTGGCTATCGTTGCGCGGGACGGGACCGAGACAGAGGTTGCCGCCGCCAGCTATTGGTTGGAGCGCGACAGTCAGCGACCGCGCTTGCGGGCAACGGGCGCCACTTTGCCGGTCATTCCGCAGGGTGGCTCCGCGCTGGTGCAGTTCGAGGCGGGATATGACGCGGTCTGGGCAAACTTGCCGGCGGATCTGCAGCAGGCTGTCCTGATGCTGGCGGCGCATTATTATGAATACCGTCATGACACCTCGTTGAGTGATGGGTGCATGCCTTTCGGCGTGACTAGCCTGATCGAGCGCTATCGGGTCATGCGTCTTGGCGTGGGAGGCCTGTGATGGGTGCCCCGCGATTGAATCGCAGGCTCGTTCTGGAAGCCCCGCAACGGGTATCGGACGGTGCCGGAGGGTTTGTCGAAAGCTGGGTGCCGTTAGGTGTCATCTGCGCGCAGATCGTTTCGCGCACTGGTCGTGAAACCGGCCTTGCCGGCGATGCGATTTCAACCACCAGCTACCGGGTATTGACCCGTGCCGCGCCCTATGGCGCTCCGGACCGGCCAAAACCCGAGCAGCGGTTTCGTGAAGGCGAGCGCTTCTTCGTGATCCAGGCGGTGGCCGAGGATGACATCGACGGACGCTACCTGACTTGTTTCGTTACCGAGGAGGTCGCGGTATGAGCTATGCAATGTCAGGTGCGCTGCAGGCGGCCATTTTCTCTGCCCTGACCCAGGATTCAGGGGTCACGGCACTGGTGGGCGCGCATGTCTACGATGCGCTGCCGACCGGAACGATGCCCGAAACCTATGTGAGCCTCGGCCGTGAGCGGGTGCGCGATGCTTCGGATCAAAGCGGCGACGGGGCTCTACACTCGGTAGATATTTCCGTGCTGACGAGCCAGTCCGGGTTTTCCGGAGCAAAGGCAGTGGCGGCGGCGATTTCGGATGCGCTGCATGGTGCGGATTTGCCCTTGTCCCGCGGGAAGTTGATTTTCCTGCGTTTCGACAGGGCGGAGGCCCGGAAGATCGACAGCAATGCCGGGCGCGAGATCCGTTTGAGGTTCCGCGCACGCGTCGACGACGAATAATCAAATTACCAGTCAAAGGAGAGAACCCATGGGGGCTCAGAACGGAAAAGACCTTTTGATCAAGGTCGACATGACGGCAGACGGACAGTTCACCACCTTGGCAGGCCTGCGCGCGACGCGGGTAAGTTTCAACGCCGAAACGATTGATGTGACCAGTCTGGAAAGCCAAGGCGGATGGCGTGAGCTGCTGTCCGGGGCAGGAATACGGTCGGTTTCGATCAGCGGATCGGGTGTGTTTCGCGATGCGGAGACCGACGAGCGGGCCCGGCAATTGTTCTTCGACGGCGAGGCGCCGAATTTCCAGGTCGTGATCCCGGATTTCGGCATCGTGGAGGGCCCGTTCCAGGTCACGTCCATCGAATACGGCGGCAGTCACAACGGTGAGGCGACCTATGAGTTGTCTCTGGCCAGTGCCGGCGCGCTTGCCTTCACGGCGATCTGATCATGGCAAATCCCTGGAGGGGCGATGTGGCCCTGGTCATCGACGGCGAACGGCATGTCTTGCGCTTGACGCTCGGTGCTCTTGCGGAGCTTGAGGCAGCCATGGGCGCGAACTCGCTGATGAACCTCGTGCAGCGGTTCGAGGGCAACGGGTTTTCCAGCGCGGATGTGCTGGCCTTGCTCAAGGCAGGGCTGCGCGGGGGGCGCGCGACGCTTCCGGAAGAGGCCTTGCTGCACGCCGAGATCGAAGGTGGCCCGATGGCAGCGGCGCGGGCAGCGGCGGAGTTGCTGGCGCGCGCCTTCATGGTGCCCGAGGCATGAGCCGATTGGATTGGCCCGCCTTGATGCGGGTGGGTTTGCGGGGTCTTGGTTTGAAGCCGGATGACTTCTGGGCGCTGACGCCGGCGGAGTTGCAATTGATGCTGGGAGATCCGGGCACGTCCGGGCCGCTCTTGAGCACGGGTCTGGACGCATTGATGGCGGCCTATCCGGACAAGGTAAAAAAGGACGACGGGAATGACCGAAGATAGCGGTTTTGACGATCTGGAAGCACGCGCGGACGGGTTGAACGACACATTGGGCCAGACGTCGACGCTGGTGTCTGGCTTCGACAGCGAATTGCGACGCATGCAGACGTCGCTTGAATCCACCGGCAAGGACATTGCGGTTCTGGAGCGGGGGTTGAGCCGTGGTCTCAAGCGGGCCTTCGATGGTGTGATTTTCGACGGTGAAAGCCTCTCGACTGCGCTGAATGCGGTTGCCAACAGCATGGTCAATACCGCCTACAATGCGGCAATCCGACCGGTCACGGACCAGGTCGGCGGGCTTCTGGCACAGGGCGTCGGCAGTCTGGTAGGGGGGCTTTTGCCTTTTGCGAATGGCGCACCCTTCAGCCAGGGGCGCGTGATGCCTTTCGCGACCGGCGGCATTGTCAGCGGCGCGACGCCTTTCGGGATGCGCGGTGGCATGGGTGTCATGGGCGAGGCCGGGCCGGAAGCGATCATGCCGCTGGCGCGCGGTGCCGATGGCAAGCTCGGCGTGCGTGGCGCGGGCGGCGGTGGCCAGACCATCATCATGAACGTCACGACCCCGGATGTGCAGGGCTTCCAGCGCAGCCAGGGACAGATCGCCGCCCAGATGAGCCGTGCCCTGGGGCGCGGCCAACGCAATCGTTAATCGAAAGGAAGCAAGACCATGCAATTCCATGAAGTCAGATTCCCCGTGGCCTTGAGCTTCGGCTCTGTCGGCGGGCCGGAGCGGCGCACCGATGTCGTTGCCATCAGCAACGGTTTTGAAGAGCGAAATGCCCCTTGGGCCCATTCGCGCAGGCGGTATGACGCGGGCGTGGGCATGCGCTCGCTGGACGACGTGGAATTGATGATCGCCTTCTTCGAGGCACGTTTCGGACAGCTGTATGCGTTTCGCTGGAAAGACTGGTCGGATTTCCGGTCGGTCAAACCATCGCTCGACATATCCGCCTTCGATCAGATCCTCGGGCTCGGCGATGACCTCGTGACCAGTTTTCAACTGACCAAGACGTATCGCTCGGGCGACCATGAATACGTGCGACCCATCACCAAGCCGGTAGCCGGAACAATCAAGGTCGCGGTCGGACCGGAGGAGTTGGAAGAGGGTGTTGATTTCACGCTGGATACGACAACCGGACTGCTCAGCTTCGAGACTGCACCCGAAAACGGCTTTCCAGTCACCGCCGGATTCGAATTCGACGTGCCGGTGCGTTTTGATACCGACCGAATCCAGACCAGCGTTGCCAGTTTCAAGGCCGGCGACGTGCCCACGGTACCGATTGTGGAGGTGCGTTTCTGATGGCCGAGATGAATGCAGGATTGCAGGCGCATCTGAAAGGCGGTCTGACCACGGTGGCGCATGCTTGGGCCATCACCCGAACCGATGGGGTGACGCTCGGTTTCACTGACCACGATCGTCCGTTGAGTTTTGACGGAATCACCTTTCGCGCGGATACGGGCCTGAGTGCCTTGTCGCTTGCGCAGTCGACGGGTCTGTCAGTGGACAATACTGAAGCCATCGGTGCACTGAGCGATCTGTCGATCCGCGAGGATGAGATCGAGCAAGGTCGTTTCGATGACGCCGAGGTGACGGCCTGGCTGATCAATTGGCAGGACGTGAGCCAGCGCTGGCTGCAGTTTCGCGGCACCATCGGCGAGATGAGCCGGGCGGATGGCGGCTTCCGGGCCGAGTTGCGCGGATTGACCGAGGCGCTGAACCGGCCCTTGGGCCGTGTCTACCAAAAGCCCTGCACGGCTGTTCTGGGCGACAAATCCTGCGGTTTCAATTTGCGATCTCCGGGTTTTTTTGCGGAAATTCCGATCGAGAGCGCGAGCCAGTCGCGCATCTTTCGCTGGGAAAACTACACGAGCTTTGCTGCGGATTTCTTTTCGCGCGGACGCTTCGAGGTGCTCAGCGGTCCGGGAGCCGGGCTCTGGGGTATGATCAAGCAAGACAGGTTCGACAAGGGGTTTCGCGTCATCGAACTCTGGGAGCCTATTCGCAGCGCGCTGGCGCCGGGCACGATGGTCCGGCTGACGGTCGGCTGCGACAAGCGCGGGGAGACCTGCCGAGCGAAGTTTGGCAATTATGCAAACTACCGCGGCTTTCCCGATGTGCCGGGCGAAGATTGGGTGCTAGCCGTGCCTAAATCCACCGGGGCAAATACCGGCGGGAGCCGCCGATGATGACGCATCCTGACTTGATTGTGTTGGAAGCCCGCGCCTGGATCGGCACGCCCTATATTCATCAGGCATCCGCTAAGGGCGCGGGCGCGGATTGCCTTGGCCTTCTGCGTGGTGTGTGGCGGCAGGTGAAGGGGCCGGAGCCGGAACCGGTGCCAGCCTACAGCCGCGACTGGTCCGAACCGCAAGGAGAGGAGCGTCTGTGGGAAGCGGCATTGCGTCATCTCAGACCGAAGGCAATCGGCGATGAAACGCCGGGCGACGTACTCCTGTTCCGGATGCGGAACGGATCGGTCGCCAAGCATCTCGGCATTGCCGGTCGCGTTGGTGGTGAGGCCAGTTTCATCCACGCCTATTCCAATCACGGGGTTGTCGAGAGCCCGTTGAGCATGCCCTGGCGCCGCCGGGTCGTTGCCCGTTTTGAATTTCCCGAGGAGGCCAACTGATGGCAACGATTGTTCTTTCTGCAGTGGGTGCCGCGGTCGGTGGCTCGATCGGTGGCACGGTGGCCGGACTCTCAACGGCTGTCATTGGACGGGCGGTTGGCGCGACAATCGGTCGGGTCATCGACCAGAGCCTGTTGGGCCAGGGGTCCGAA